CAAGTTCTACAGTCATTATTTTGTCGAGTACTTCTTCTTTAAAAATATCTGTATACATTCTCTTCTCCTAAAAGTAGACGCTTTCACCGCATCCACATGAATTTTTTACATTAGGGTTGACAAACTCGAACCCTTCGTTTAACCCTCTACGGGTGTATTGCATCTCCATTCCGTTCAGAAAGGACTTGCTCTTTTCGTCGATCACTAGAATAAATTGTTGACAATCTACTACAGTGTCGTATTTCTCTACGCAGTACGCATACTCAAGTACATACGCAAAGCCACTACAGCCCGCTCCCTTCACGCCCACTCGAATACCGAGTACGCTTGATTTCTTTTCGAGCATACGAATTATATGCTCACGGGCTGAAGGGGCGAGTGTAATCATGGTGTAACGTAATCTACTTTCTCTTCACTCCACACCATGTTGTCTCCAACGGTAGAGTAGAAATTGTCTTCTAAGTATGCTTGATAATTCAGCTTGTACTCATTATGTGAGAGAGTTTTTTCATTGTAACCCTCTCTTTCCACACAGTTTTCTACCCACATTGATCGTACAAAGTCATCATATTGCTCAGTAAGTTTACTCATAGGTACTTAACTCCTATCCAGTTGGCAACCTTAGTTTTTAACCAAGATTTGTTTTTCATTCTAAGACTGATTCCTGTATCGTCTATCCTTGCCGCCTCATCACCGTCTGAATTACTCACGGTAAGATACGAACTCATAGTTCCACAATCCCAACTACCATCAATTGTTGTGACCAGATTATTGTCAACGTAAAATTTTAGTCGCTGATCTACAGGAACATCTAAGTTAAGACCTAGTTGTTGTGTAAGCGGGAATTGTAAGTCAAGATGCTGCTGCCACATTATACTATCTCCAAGTTTTGAGCTTCGGTATAAAGCTTTCTTAATTCAACCTTAATGTGGTCTTTATCTAATTCAGTATCAACAGCGTCAACATAGGTATCTAATAAGACTCCAGTATCTTCAAGCGAAACTTTATCATCTTCAACACTATCACCTAGATATTCTTCAAAGGTTTCAGCTATCTTAAGTTCATACGTTTCAATACTTTGTAACTTATCAACAAATCTATCAAACATGTATAAGTCACTTTTACTTACAACGATAAGTTTAATAAATTTATGTTCAAATTCAGACACATCAAATGTATTATAATCAGTCTTACTATCATCGTAAATAACTTTTTTAAACATTGTAATTGGATTACGTACTGGAGTTACTTCACGAGTTTCAGTATCTAAGATGTGGAAGTACTTAGGATCATCACAATCAGACCAAGTAAATTCCATCTGATTGCCTAGATAATGAACGTTTCCTTGACTAGATTTAGTATGGAAATGACCAGTTAATACGCTTTCAAATCTAGAAAAGATATCAGCGTTCATACCATGAGGATTAGTTATACCAGCCATGAGTTCAAATCCCTTTAACTCAAGATGAGCTCCAAGAATAGAAGCGTTACAAGTCATAGCCCATTTGGTATATTCTTCGTAGTTTGCGTTATTAATCCATGGTAATACACCAACCTTTAAACCATCATAGTCTAAAACAGTTGGTTTCATTATAATATTAACGTTAGATGTAAAGTAACCAAGAAGTTCTTTAAGCGAACATAGTTCATTAGTATTCTTGAAATATACGTCGTGATTACCAGGAATAATGTCCATGGTAATACCCATCTCACGCATTGGTTCTAAGAAGTGTTTACGATTAGCGTTAAGAGCTTTGAAATTAACAAACTTTCGATGCTCATAGTAATCACCTAGATGTAAGATATTTGTAATTCCATGTTCTTTAAGATATGGAAAAAAGATCTCAGTATAAAATCGTTCCTGATAGTTTAAAAATATATCAGAAGAGTTTCTAACACCACAGTGAGTGTCATTCAATATTGCAACTTTCATTATGTAGTCCTATTCAATCATAAACAATTCTAGTTTTTCTTTTTCTTTTTCAATCTTCGCAAACTCTTTGATCTTAGTATCTTTAATTCTAATTTGATCAATTCTTTGCCTTAATGTATCAACATACTCTAAGGTTTGAGCTGCACCGTTATCATCCATACCCATAGCAGCAAAATCTTCAATACCCATCTTTTCGATGTATCTAAATTTGATTTCTTGTTGCTTCTTTTCTTTAGTAATACGTCTAATAAAAGCAAAGAAACAAATCTGAGTAAAATATGAGAATGCGTTGGGATTACCAGTTCTAGTAGCAGTTTCAATCTTATAGTTATTAATGGCTCTAAGACAGTTTTCAACTCCATCCATAACCATTTCTTCTCTATACGTGTAACGTACAAAGTTAGGTCTATGTGATAAGCCTTCTGATATCTTCATGAAACATGTTGCTACATAATCAGGAACTTTAGGTATTGTACTTTCTGATGCTTTAGCTACGATTACAGTCTTGACGTATTCAACCACAGCTAACGAAAACTCTTTATTGTTAACGTAATGTGGCTTAGCTTTTGGTTTGATTTTAACGGTCATTTATATATCTCCTAATAATGTACTATTATATCATAGTCTGGATCAAATGTAAACGTTTATTTTAAATTAATTTAATTTCATTTATTTTCACAATTAGGTGAATTAAACGTTTACATTACGCCCAAAGTATGATATAATATAGATGTCACCGGGGAGGTAAGGGGTATACAACAATTAATGTATGGTTATCTCATCTATTGATGGTTCTTCTTCGTTCCACTCATCATCACCAGTATCAACCATTGTATTATCATTATCATAATCATATTGATCATATCCATCATTAATCTCAGCTGCCATAATATCCTGACATGAATACTTAATGAATGATTCTTTAGTCTCATCTACAACTTCAGTATGATTAATCACAAACCTTTTCATGATCTTAAACATCTTCTTGTCGGAGAAAGGAAACCAATCTCCAAAAGTCCATGTACCATCAGAACCACATCGTACGACCGCAGGTCGTTCAACAATGAATGCGTGTTCACTTGAACTTTGCACATAACAAATAAGCTCTTCGCCACTTGTCAGTTTAAAGTGTCTTATGTCAATATCTTTAATAGATTCCATTTATATATTTATATCATGAATTTTATAGTCGAATTTCTCTTTACTATAAATCTTGATCCTTTCAGCTGCGTGTAATAATGTATAGTTCTTTTTAGTCTTCCAATGCAAATCGTCAGCAATATCAAATACCTTAGTAGTATCTATACCATCAGCAGACTTCCTTAATCCTCGCCCAATCGACTGTAAGACCCGAATTTGAGATTTACTTGGTGCAGCAAAGATAACATTATGTAGGCGCTTAATATTAATCCCAGTAGAAAATGTACCCATACTAGCAACAATAATTGCGTTATCCTGAGTTTCAGTGATTGCCCTAATCTCTTCCCGAGCATCGACATCTGTTTCGCCAGATACATAAAATAGTCTCCTAGTATTTCTTGGTAACGCTTCAAACTTACTCTTTAACATGTCATGTAATGGTTTACCATGTTTGTCGACATATTGAAATAGTATCAAAGTATTACCTTCTTGGTCCATAGCTAAGTTAGTTATGAAATTATTCCTAGGATTATACTTTACAATAAAGTCAAGCTCGTCTTGATACTTCATTTTTGATACAAGCTTACAGTATTCATCACTATATTTTAGCAATAAAATTTTGATATCTAACTGAGCTAAAGAACCTTCTTCCATTAACTTTTTAGTTGTAGTTACCTTATAGACTGGTCCAAACAAACCTTCTAAAACTAACTGATGCGTTTGAGATCCATCTAATGTACCAGTTGTACCAAGTCTGTATTTAGCATTAACACATTTTTCAAGTATCGAAGTTAATGACTTAGCTTTAAAGTTGTGAGCCTCATCACCAACAATCATACCATAATCTTGGAACCACTTAGAAGTTTCTTTATATATTGACTGCCATGTAGTAATAACAACTTGTTGCTTTATGTTATACTTCTCTTTACCAGAATAGATTTTATGACAATTTTCTTCAACATTCCAATCGTCTGTCCGAGAATAATCAGCAAAATCTGAATACATTTGTTCAACTAACGAGGTCGTAGGGACGATCAGCAGTACGTTTCCTTGATTCATCTCTAAATGATATCTAATGGCTAGATATATGATCAGACTCTTTCCGGAAGCCGTAGGGCTTAATAGTAACGCCTTTCTATGCTGTAGCGCCCTCGACAGTGCATCGAGCTGGTACGACCGGGGTGTTATACCTACTCCATTCACAGAGAGTGACAGACTGTTCAGGAAGGTTTCTATGTCATGCATCTCTGTAGTATCGGGCCTTCCATACATGGAATTGTCCTCTACAATGAGCTCGTAGTCCCTAACTTGGGCAAATTCTTTGATATATTCAAATAAACCACCATATATCTCCTTCTTACGGGCATCATATAGGCGTATTTTGCCATCCCACATACGATTTTTGTACGCTGGCATGAACTTATAACCCTCTACAAAGAAGCAGAAGTGCTCAGACAATTCCATCTCTATCCCCGGTTCGGTCACAACATGGAGGAAGACTTCATTCTTCTTTTTGACTATTATTTTTTCCATTACATCCCGCTAGTGAATTTGTTCCATTCAATAATGTTTTTAATATTCTGATGACGCCACTTGACATTTTCCATTATCTCTTTTAATGTGTCTATCAGCTCTTGGGTATAATGCATTTTAGCTTGATGTTCTTGGATCAATGGATCAGCATCATACCATTTGTCCATATCACCTTTTAATACAGTAAGTCCATTCAATGGATCATATGACCAACCCTTAGAGTCTAATTCGACTTGAGTAAGTTTACCATTGTAATGCATAAATTTGTCTCTCAATAATACTTTAAACTCAAGGTCTAATTTCTTGAATCTTAATTTATTAACTGAGTATAGTTCTAAGTACTTCGAATGAAGCTTTGCAGAATCTCGAGCAGACTTATCTAATTCGAGTTGATCAATGATTGAATCTTTTTTCCACATTTCAAGTATTGTTTCTAGGCTATTCATTATATCTCCATGGTATAAAATTATTTATATGGTATACAGAAGGTACCCACTAATAGGTACTTAGTGTATACTAATTTACTTCAAAGTACGTATATTTAAATGTTACGTCAGCTTGTAAGTATTCAATGTCAGTTTGTTGTGTCGAAAATTCAACAGCTGCTAAACTAGTTGGAAAGCAATCTCTAAATGTTACTTCCTTTGTTACGTTGTTATGACTACTCAATATAGAAAGAGTTGCATCTGATTTAAATGACTCTCCCTTTTGAATTATATTATGCATCCAATTAAACATTTCAATATAGTTTTCCATATCTTCTGTTATATTGAATCGAATTGATAGATCTCCAAAAGCAATTCGATCACCAGTCATTCCCATATTAGATGTTCTATATGGAGTAGCTACTTCTGATAAAGATAAATCAGGAAGCGTTACTGATGTACAAAAATATTCAATATTAGAATACTGTGTAGAATCGATTTTGAATTGAAAACCCACTGGGCTTAAAAAGTTTTTATTTGATGTAGTCATATATCTATTTATACTCTTTAAATGTTAGAATGTGCCATCCATGGCCGGCAAACTCCTTAAAACTTAAATCTCTT